TTCTATTCCTTGTTTTATTGCTTCGCCCGCTAGCTTACCTACCGTTTGGCTAATGTTGTTACCAACTTCACCTATAATTTTCATTGACTCTGCGTAGCTTTTAGACATACCTTCAAATGTCTTGCTAAGGTCTTTTGGTACACCAGCCATACCCATTCTATACGACTGTGCTACTAAAGTTGCATCTGCTTTTGGTGTTAAATCTATTGCCATTTTATTTTTTTGTTTTATGCGAATGAACCTGTGAAAGCAGAACCAAGACCTTGCGCCACTCCGCCTATTATTTGCCCATACATACCCATACGAGCGTTTTCCATACCTGAGATAGCTCCAAGTCCAGCCATTTGATTTGCGTAAGCTGATTGCACTCCAGCTCTAGCGCCAGCCATTTCACCCATTTCCATACCTAGCAATGTAGCTTCTCTACTAGCTAAGGCTTGCTGAACACCGGCTTGTCCTTGTCTTTCTAATTGTTGTAGTTGCATGCCTTGCTGAGCTGCAAGTCTTTGATTTGCTGATTGTTGTTGTGATAAGTCTACAGATATTTGTCTTGCTTGCAGAGTTCCTTGATTAGCTAATGCTTGAGCTAAACCTGCGATACCAGAACCTCCAGCAGCTCCTCTTAGCCCACTTAATAAGTTTGCTCTTTGTTGTCTACCTTGTTCTGCTTGAAAATCAGCTGCCGCTGTATTGACTTGTAAATCCTCCATGGTATTTTCCATACCAGCAAAAGGATTTGTAAATTCAAAATTTTCGTATTGTGCTCTTTGAGCATCTAAAACTTGTCTTTGTCTGTCTTGAAATGCGCGCTGCTCTTGTAGTTGAGCTTCTGTAGCGCCTGTAATTTGTTGCTCTGTTCTTCTTTGTGCTGCTCTACCCATTTTATAAGTATTTGAACGCCTCGTAACAAGGCGCTGATCGTTCTATAAACCAACCTTGGCTTTCGTGTATATTTTCCATGTGCTTGTTTACGCACACTGTAAATAACATCGACATACCCCAGGTTTCTTTCGCTTCCTTTGCCACGTTTGCTACTAGCAACTCTAGCATTTTTCTTCTATCTTTTTGTTTGTACTCTGGATTAGATACTAACCATGTTTGATAACCTACCTCTGGATTTACTGCTGCATATAAAAAAACCGCAGCTACAGGTATGTTATTATTTTCTATTACGAAACATCTTTCATCATTTGGTAAAACTTTTCTTTTTACCGGTATTTCTTTCCACCACCATCTCCACCAGTCACAACACATTTCGTAATCACCTTCTTTAAAGGTTCTAAATGTAACTTGTTCACTCATTATTTAATTTAATTCTATTATAGTGTATATAGTCACATTTTAAGCGCGCTATTTACTACTTTCATGAACTACAGCATTAACAGCAAAAAGCTCTACTCTATCTGTTGAATCATTTTTCATTGTTATACTAGCGTAATACCCTTTTAAACTAGACTCGTTTACAGAGTTGTCTTTTGAAAACATTAAAAAATCTCCTTCAGCTGGCACTAAAGACTCGTCTTGCACTTCTATAAAATTAGAGCCTATAGATGTTATTTTTCCAACTCTATTAGGTGTGGAACCATCTTGACCATAGTATTGTAAACCGTTTTTTATAGTGCTAACCGATGAAGCGTAAACTACATCGCCAACAGCTATAGAACTATTTTGTATTTCTGAAGAAATGTTTATTATCATGATATAGCTTGAGGTATTAATATTTTATCTAAATTAAGATTTATTGTTACGTCTGACGAAGGATATGAAACTATGGTTAAAAAATAATTTATATCTAAACTATTAATAGAATTTGTAGTAATCTTAATGTTATCTGATAGATACTGCAAGTCACCAGTAGTTCCAGCGTCACCGTCACCAACGACGATACTTCCTTCGTTTTCACTAAGCACCACTGACCTTATTGTATCTCCAGAGTTTGATCTGTTTAAGCCTGACGCGGCTATTTGAGCGCCTTTACCTAAACCTCTTGATCCGTTTAAGTTTATAGTATTGCTACCGTCTGTTATGCCCCTTGTTGTATACCCTAAATATGTAAGTTTACTCACAACACCGTTAACACTACCAAATTTAAAGTTTGCACCACTAGTTTGATTTATTAAAGATGATCCATAAGATCTTATAGTAACAGTATTACCGCTAGTAAATGCTTGTGCTCTAGACAACGTTAATGTATTAGAGGTTGTATCTATTGCTTTAACAACAGTTGTAAAATCAGGTGGCGTAGTTCCTGTAACATAAGTTATTTCTGACCCTACAGCTATTCCCTCTACAGTATCTAAACTTAATATAGTGCTAGAACTATCACTGCTTACTACTGCTGTTTTTTGATAATACCATATACTATCACCACTAAACGTTATCACTCCATCTCTATCAAACCTTAATGGTGTGAATCCACTTCCATGAGTATCGTTATCAGCATTGGTTACAGTGCTCGCGTTTGTTACCTCAACGTTTGAAAACACACCTGGCGTGCCACTTGATAATACACTGGCGGCAGCTGGCGTTGAGTTGTATTTATCTGTGTTGTCTGTTGAAAAAGCAAGTGTAACCGTTGTTTGACTACTTTGTGTTATTTTCTTGACACTAACTTTTCTAGTATTATTTCTTATAGTAGTATCAAATCCATTTGTTATAAGTAAAATGCTGTATGTGGTTGTAGCGTTGCTTGGGAAATGTATAGATGAATTGTATTCACCGCTTAATGTCACTATTTGATTGTGGTTAGAATTAAATCCTTCTTCAGCAGTAAATTTTTTTGTAACAAAGTTATAAAAAACACCTTCAGAAGTTACGACTTGAATCATAAACTTAGCGCCGTCATCACCCGTCACTTTAAAATACCTAGTGCTACCAGTAGATGGTATAGCGTCAGTATTTATTTCCATTTCGTTTATTAAAGCCATTTGATTTTTTTATTAAAATTATTCCACAGGTGCAATATCGACAGAAGGCTCTATAGAGCTAACAAAACCTAAGCCTTGAAAACTAAAAGATCCTACTTCTTCAATAGTTACAGAATCGCCAGTGTTTTTTCCTTTTATATTATTAAACCACTTACCTTCTTTTTTGATAAACTCTTTTATAGAGCCATGTTGAATGTCTGTGTGTATATCTTCAGCAAACCAACCTTGCTTAGAGCTATAGTTGTAATTATCTGCAGAGCTAGCGTAAACATTATTACCGTTTTCGTCTTGCCCTAAAAGTTGTTGTTGGGACTCGTGTACTTTAGCCTGCGTTCCTTCATAACTAAATGCTCTAAAGTTTTTAACTGTAGAAGGCTCAGAGTTCATAACAAAAGTAACATGGCTGTCGTATTGGTTTCCATAAAAGTTATTTCTAACTTCATTTGCGTGGTGCTGCCATAATTCACCATTATTAATTGTGTAGTATTGTCTAGCAACACTTAAACCACTTTCTGGATGAAAAGATTTTAAACTAGTCCAACCTTTAACTTCTTCGCTATAGCTCACCGTCTTTGGTTTAAATCCTTGGTCAGCTCTTTTAAATAAAACTATATCATCTATAGCACAGCTAGTATTATCTTCGTTAGCACTAATGACTAAAGTGTTTATTAAAGCGTCTCCAGGTCTATCTTGATTTAATAAAACATTTGTGGAAACAACACCACTGCTGTCAAATACCAAAGAAAAACCTTTATTAAAGCTGTTGTAATAATAAACTTTAATTGATCCAGTTAATTCAGTTAAACTAAAGCCAAGCGTAACATTAGAGTTTGACTCAATATTACCAACCCTTTGCTCTACCTGAACTTTAGATTCTACGCCTGTGTTTATGTCTTGCTGAGTTATTGGCGCCTGGTTAAATACTAAGTTTAAGTTTTCTTCATTCCAAGATATATAGTCAAACGCTGATCTATCATAACCTGTTATAGCCCAAGAATCAACACCTCCACCTTCGTAATATTGTGTAGCGTCAATTAAAGATATACTACTTAAAGATCCTGTACACCCACCGTTTTCTGGAAATATTGTTATGTTACTTCTATGTCCTTCAGTTTGACTATAATCATTTTGATTAGCAAATGCTACGCCGTAAACTTCAGAGCCTTCAGGCGCTGATATTATAGTTGGATCTACAGAGTTAAAATTCATTAATATAGAATAATCGCCAGGAATATCTATATTTCTAATGTACGCCCCGTCTAAAGAGTTATTTTGATCGTCCCATCTGTTTGTAACTCTAATTCTTAGTTTTCCTTCAAAGGTATCAAAGTCTGGATTATTTTCTATAGTAAAGTTAAGTAAATATCCGCTGTAAGATTCTTCTGTTGAATCTAATAGACCAGAACCACTATAATGACCGTCTCTCCAATAAACATGGCTAGCTCTTTGCGTATTCCAGCAGAGCATATTATGTCTAAAGTAACACTCTGGCTCAAGGTTATAATTAGTTTGCGCCGTAATAAATTCATGCATAGCATGCTCACTAACCCAAGCGTCATCTATAACATTCCAGTTTGTAGGTTTAGTCATGGTAGCTTGCTCTGTTATGTCGTAAAGCATTATAAGATTAACTAAACAGTCTGCGTTCCAAGCTTGTAATATAAAGTTTTGACCTTGTGCTGCTTGAACATCTTCAGGGGCGTTGTATTGAAATATAGCTCTATAAACTTCTTGTCCACTTCCAAGAGGCCACTCGTTATTTGTTACAGGCATTAACACTATAGACTTGTTAAATCCAGCTGTAGCTGATCCACCAATTTTTCCAAAGTGATATGGTGGATAGCCAGGGTTATTTTGCGTATGATCTGTTCCATAAGCGCTATCTAAACCGCTGCCCGCTCCTAATACACCAGGTATTAAAAGATTGTTTAGAGCATTATTAGAATAACTAGAATCTAAATACACGTCAACGCAATACCAATTACCAACAACATATTTGCTGTTATTATTTAACGCTTGCTGAAAGTAAAAACTACCTTCAGCAGTTCCATTGTTTTGAATAAGAACTCCTCTATTATTATCAGCGGGAATTACGCCATTAACAGTACTAGCTTCAGTGTATTGATTGAAAGGCTGTAAAGCACTTCCACTTGGTGTGGTTATGTATGTTGTTGGCGTTAAGCCAGTATAAGAGTTTTCGCCTTCAACAGCGTTGTCATAAATTGGATTTACTATAAGATCGTTGCCTTGAACGAAATTATACCACTCAACCGTGTTTCCATTATTATCAACGCTAGTCTCCCATTGACCTGGGTTCATAACACCTAAAACCTGCTCACCTTTATAAAATCTATTTCCAGTGCCAGAGGTAATACTCCACACGTCTGTACCCGCAACCTCGTGAATAACTTCAGCCCAAGCGGGTATATCTGAACTTGGTATTGGATCAACACCAGCCGCTGCTGATCTTATAGATCCTTGCGGTATAGCCGGCCAGTTTCTAACTATAGATGTATAACCTATAGATCTATTTCTAATAGGAGCTTTAGGGTATATTTTAAAGCCTAAACTAACACCTAGGCTAGAATCAGCACCAGGACCACCATAGTATATGTCGTTGGCAAGATCTACTGGTGTATATTCTGCACCACCAGACATATTAGGGTTTCTACATATTTCTTGATTTACAATATTAACCAAAGACGATTCAGATCCATAATCAAAAGTATTATTTTGTATTTTATTATCCTGTATAATCTCTTTTATAGTTAAATTGTACTCTCTAGCGTCGTCATCAAAACTTCCTATAATATTTACGCCATTAACAGTAAGCTCGTCTTTAAACCAGTCTCCCATGCCAGCTTCTGATATAGGTGTTAAGCCGTCCATAGAAAGTCTTAATACAGCTCCTCTTTGCTTGTCTGCAAAGTAAGCCCTATAAGAATCTTTAGCAAAAGACTCTGGGTTTTTAGATATACCAAAATCACCAACAAAAGGTGTTGCTTGGCCAAGAACTCTATTTGAAGCTATTAACTGAGGATTACCATCAGCGTTGTATAAAGCGTCTTTGTTACCTAATATTTTAACCACCCTGTCTTCGCAAAAAGCAATTAAGTCTGAATTTCTAGTAAACAGCTTTTGAATACTACCATAAGTAGGATTTAAGTCTTTAGTTATTTTTTCTGCAGTGATAAACTCATTTAAACTATTCTGCTTAGAGTTAGAGTTGTATATTCCTGAGTATATTAAACTATTTTTCTTTACTTCTTCTTTATAAGGCTCGTCTAGCGTGGTAGAAACTCTAGCGCCGTTAGATATTGTCATTTCGTTGAAGTCGTCTCTAATTCTATTAGATTCAACACCATCTGTAAAGGTAAAAGCGTTAAACCAATTTAATCCAACTTGTTTTGTAGGGTCTATAATATTTTTTATAAATATATACGCGGCTGTGTTTTTAGCTTTCCAATAATCACCATCCCCATTGGTCATGTTGTTACTGTCTATGTAGAATTGCTCTATCTGCACGTTAGCTGTTGTAGCTGTAGTATAGCTACCGTCTTGTCTGTAAAACCTAACTTCTTGATTACCATAATCAATATTAGTATCTCCAGAAAACCACTTAAAACCTGTGTCACCACCACTTAAAGCTCTTACTTCTAGTTGTATAACCTCGTCATTGTAACTTGACATTGGGCCATTCCACCTACGTAAGTAAACATCGTAATCATGTTTTATAACATTATTGTCCATGTTTGGAAACTCTATTCTGGTTCCTTGTGGAGCGAATAAATCAAGATTATTTTTATTAAGCTTTGTGGGTATAGCGTTAGACGCCTCGTAGTAAACGTCAAGCTCATCGTTATTTTTAGGTTCAGTTTCCCATACAGCTGGATCTTTTAATACCTCTCCAGTTAAAACCATAGGATTATCATAAACAAACTCTATATCTGAAAAAGCTTGTGCGTCTGGTAAAACTTGACTACCTTGAGTATCTGCGCCTAAAACAGGATTGTAACTTTTTCCTTGAACTGGCTTGTCTAAAGCTAAAACGTAAGTAGTTCTTCTATTTGACCTATCCCCAAAGTCTTCTAATCTTTGTAACATAGCCGCAAACTCGTTGCCGCTATTGTCCGGGTTTCCGTCAGCATCAGCAGTATCTGCCCAAGCAGCTACAGCCTCTTCTACGCTATCATTACCCCAAACGTACTCAGTGCCATTCCATATTTTTCTAGCTTTCCAAGGAGTGTGATTATAAACATATCTAGTAGCTACGTCTAATATAGTATAAATTTCTTTACTGTCGTCGTTTTTAAATCTAAACTTTTTACCTGAAACCATGTTGGCCTGAACGAAGTTATATATATCTTTAGCATCACCATTAGGATCTCCACCTGGAAGCCATTGATTTTTGTGACGCGCTTCATTGCCATCAGTTTTATTATAACCAAAATAAACGTTAGGTGCGTTTTCGTGAGGAGGTATAGATCTTTCTAAAGTCGATGGAGCTGTAAGCTCTTCGCTATTAGCATCGCCTAAAGCAGTAGGCTTTAATACGCCGTCAGAAGTGTAAGGCTTTTGGTCTAGATGAAGTGACCCTTCCATCTCTACGAATCTTATGTTTGACAAGCCAAAGTTAGTTCCAGCTTCATTGGTAAAAGCTCCACCTCCCCATATTCCTTGCAAGTAGTTTCCTATAGCGTTTTCACCGTACAAACCTACCGTTGTTGGAACTTGACTAGGATCAAACAAAGAGCCTTCATAACCTGGTCCTAAAAAAGAAAAATGCATGTAAGATGGTTGCGTACCAGCTAAATTACTTGTATACGTTGTTTTAGGTTGAGTTCTTCCAGTAGGTTGCTGCCCGTATATATTTGTTAAAAAAGTTCTATATCCACCGTTAGTAGGAGAGTTGTAGTGTACAGGTTTAGCTTGCTCTAATATTCCTTCAAATCCATTAACTTCAGATTCTCTATCTTGCACCACCGTATCAGGCGTACTTTCTAAAACTTTCCAAGTAGAAAAATTACCATGATTCCAATTTCTATATTTTCTTCTAAATCCTCCAGAATCGCTTACGTTAGTTGATTCTATCCAGTTGTTTATATCTGCATCAACAGAGCCTTTTTTTCTCCAACCATACCTAACTCTTTTTGCAGAAACGTTGTAGTCTCTACCATAGCTAGTAGGTGGAATAAAGGTTAGCCAATTATTAAATGGTGACTCAAGATCCGGTGCGTCGGTATCACTAGTATTATAATCTATAACTCTACCCCACTCTATTTCAGGATAATATGTTCTTGGATTACCAGTCCAACCTTGACCTGAGTACTTTGCGTAATAATTTTGTTGATCACTGTTGACAGCTGCAAAATACATCGCGTCAATAAAAAAGCCACCATTACCACTAGCGCTAGAAGAGCCAGTTTTTCTCCAACCAAAATTTGGATCGTCCATTAAGCTTTGCCACTCTGATTTAAGATTTGTTAAAGAACCTCCAGAGTGAATATCGCTAGGACTACTTACATCAGCATCGTCGTGATAACTTGTTATTTCACCAGAGTTTTCAGAATTAACAATACCATTTTGAGCATTGTAATCTGTAACCGCTTCGTCAGCTAAATAAAATAATTTTTGAGATCCTCCAATATAGTAATCTGTGTTTGTTTCAGAAAACTCACTAAGAAGATAAGTTTGTAAAACATAATCTGAAGCTATTTTTATAAAAAATCGCCCGTCAAAAGATTCTTTAGTCTTCTTTTGCTTTTTTTCTACTCTAAAGGTAAGTAGATCTGTGGTTAAAGAACCGCCTAAAACAGCGCTAGCAACAGTTAAGTCGCTACTATTATTAGCCGCAATTTTAGCATCTTCTTCTTTAATAAAGCTAGATAGTTTTAATAAATATTTATTACTCTTAAACGTTACGCTAGTTACTTTGTATCTATTTGAATGAACTGAAGCATTAGAGGTTTTTCTTTTCCAAGATATGTAAATATCTGGGTTAAATTCCGTATAGTCGTCTATTGCTTCTTTAGTTAAAGCAGATCCACCTCTATTAAGCCAATTAATTTTGTCTATTTCTATAGTGTCCGTAATTCTATCTATTCTTGAATCTTCGTTTGACGCAGGATTACTAGGAAATATAGGATTATTAGAGCCTGTTTCTTCGTCTGTAAGAGAATCTCCAACATTATCAAAATTACCTAAATTATTATACTCATAAGCTATAGATTCTGGCATTTCATTTGAAATGTCCAGTATTTTATATTTATTTTCTTTTTCTATTTGAGTAGCGAGCTGGTTTACTATTTTCTTTATAGTTATAAAATCACCAACTTCAACTTTATTTCTGTCTGAAGAAGCGAAAGAAGCCCAAACGTGGTCTAAATTTTTATCATCATCTGGATAACTAAGAGCTGGTCTATAGATTTTATCCATAACCATATTGTGATATTCTCCTGACGATTGTTTTATATAAAACTTGTAGTAGCTAGCCCAGCTAGGCGGTGTATTACCTAAAGATGCCGTTATGCTTAAAGAAGTGCTAGCAGATTTACCATACGTTCCTTCCCAAGGAACTTTAATTGTAGCTAAATCAGATGTAAACACAGGAGTTTCTCTACCATATTCGTCCCCAAAAACAACACCTAATTGGTAATCTCTTTGAGACTTTAAGGTTGGTAAACCAGCTCCTCTATATCCAGCATAACTATACGATAATGGACTAGAAGGATCTATAGTATTAACGTACACATAAGAACTTACGGCATCATTTTCTTCTTCAACGCCAGGCGTCGCGTAAGTTTCTAAAGTTTGCACATAAGTACCTTCAAGAACGCTCAAATTAAATGATGTTCCAAAAGCGCCAGTATCTCTAAAAATTTCAGCTTCCACTTGTCTTGGCTCAAAAGATCCAAGAACTTTTGGCTTAAAATCAGAGTTGTTGAAAACCATATCATAGCCCTCTGTATAATTAGCGAAAACTAACCTGTTTCCAATCACTTCTTGTGCTTGAGCTTTTCTTGGAACAGCATCCCACACTCTTAAAAATTGATTTTCAGGTAAAGCAGCATGTATATTTTCTGTATCTACAGTAAAAACACCTTTTGTTGTAGGATTGTAAGCGTCGTAATTCGCCAAGCCCTCTAACTTAAACCAGTTGCCATCTTCAAACCACTCTGAATCCGTGTTTTTAATGCTACCTACATTATGAACTACGGTAGAATTTTCCTGCTTATAAAGAATATCTATTTGCACAACATCTTTAGGCATGTCTGGAGTAACTAAACCGTAAAAGTTTATTTTACTTATAGTGTTAACCATTGCGGCGTTGTAAGGCTCTTTTGCTGTATAAGCGTTTATTACAGAATAGTCGCCGACAAACTCAGGGTTAAATATGACATTTGTCCAAGGACCAAAAGCAGAATATTCTCCGTCTTGGTACTTATATCGCAAACAAAATCTAGGAAATATTTTTTCAAATATAGCCTCTTTACGAAGTATAGGGCTAAGATTTGGGTCGTACTGTTTATTTTTAGCGCTTACAATGCTGTATCTAGGCGCTGATAATGGCTTCTTTTTTATTACAGTTATATTTTCTTCTTGCAAATACTGGCCAGTGCCAATGCCATCAACATATAAATATGAATGATGACTTATAGATCCTCTTCCATTTATACCCTTGTTTTCTTTAATCGTAGCCTCTCTAGCTTTTTCAATATTTATTTTTTTAGGCTCTGTTTCGCCATCAGACCACACTAAATATTGATCTATTATACTTATTGCTGTTATTTTTTTTCCAGAAAAATTTAATATAGGCTTAACTGTACTTCCAAGGCTATTAGTGTAAGTGCTTCTAAGATCAGTAATAAGAAAAGTAGATTCTTTTGATACGGTATCATATTCAATTATAGCATCTCTATTAGGAAACGCTGTGTCTCCAACCTGAGGGAATCCTTGACATTTAATAAACCAATAAAGTTTATTATTTTTTTCATCAGCAACACTTCCTACGCAAACACATTTATCGCTCGGCACAACATTCTCTAAAGGTATATTTCCTTTTATATTAGATATTGTGCCAGCACTACCTGTTTCAGCAGACTCGCCATCAGAAGTTATTTCAACGTTTAAAGCGTCTCTATATTGTCCATTAGGTATAAGTCTTTCGTCAAGGTCTTTATTCATTTTACCTTGACTAAAAGTGTTTTTGATCTCCGCCATTTATTAGTGTTTTATTTGTTTAGACTTTCCTCTTAATAACTGGATCATCTCGCCTAATTTAATGTTTGATAATCTTAACTTAGCTTGTCTAGTAGCTGCAAATTTTTCTTTTTTCGCGCGCCTTACTATCATTTCAGGAATATTAGACTTAGTAGATAAAACACCATAGGTTATCCACTTGTATAAAGCTTCTTCTGCAAACTTATGCACTTGCATTTCTTCATCAGTTCCAAGACTATCACTTATGTAGTCTAAGATTACAGTTTTTCCAGAAATATTAGAGCTAAAGTTTATTTTACCTATTCTTTCGTCTATATAGAAAAACCCATTTACTTGTGCTCTAACTGGATCTGTACCATATCTCTCGCCTTCGTTAGGCCAATACGTATCGTCTATATAGTCGTCATCTATTACTTTTTCGCTTAAACGTGCTTTTTTATAGTTTGTAAACGTGGATGATTCTTCTACTAAACTTTGATCTAACAAACCTATTGATTTAGCAGATTCTATAAGTATGTTAGACACTGTAGATTCTACTTTTAGTATTTGACTTAAAGTATCTACTGGACTATCAGTATCAGTCCATGGCGCGATGGCTATAATGGTTAAGTAAACACTACCTTGTATTTGCGTAAAGTCAATGCTAGTGTTTAAAGTTTTTTCACCCGACTCACCGTTGGACCATTCAAGATACCCAATATCAAAATAATCAGGATCTAGGTTGGTAGTGGCTGTCTGCCCTCTCCACTCTGTCATTCTAACATTATTTTCTGGTATGCTAGTACTTAATCCAACCCTAATAGTAGTAGCTGGCGTACTGTAGTCTCCAGCTGTACTTACATAAGGAACTACACCTTGAACTTTGGTTCCATTTAAAGCTAAATTGTCTACGTCTTCTTGCGTGATAGTTTGAGTGCCGCCGCTTACTGTTGAAGCTGAAGCTGAGAAAAGAGCTTCTTCAAACATTGAAACATCAATTTCGTAATAACCAGAAACAACAAACCCTTCTACACTGTCAACTTGTCTGTTTCTAGGGCTTTGACTTATTTTAAGTGTGTTAGCGGCGGATCCAAAAGTAAGTTTTCCACCAGTTTTAACACCTTGCATTCCTTCAGCAGTAAAGTTCCAACCTTTAGCATCGTCTAAATTTACCCCGGAAGATATTTCTTCATTATAAACGTAATCTTTATTTTCGTCTTGAAGTATTTGAAAAGGATTAGACGTATCTCTTGTTGGATATAAAGGATGTTTAATTCCAGACTCGTCTACATAGCTTAAGTGAGTATAGTTAACGTAGTCTTTAGGAAGACGCATTGTTAAACTTGGTGGAATTTCAATTTGTTGAGACTTAACAGATTTTAAAGTATCAAAAGAAAGTTCAGCTAAAGCACGTTGCGCCCAAAAGCTTACGTCAGATCTACTTACTTTATTTATTATTTTTTCATCTCCAACATAAACAGCCATAAATTGAGATATAACGTCGTCTAGTGACACGAACTGATAGCTACCTAACTCGTTGCCATCGTAATACTGTTTATCAGTTTTGTTTATTAAACCCATTTACTTAAGATTTTTGTTGTTGAATATTTTGAACTTCATTTTGACCTGCGGCTTGAGCTAAGTTGTAGTCTTTTATAGAAACACCTGCAAGCTTTAATATTTTAACAACTAAGTTGTGTTGCTCTGAATCGTGCAGTTCAAAGTCTTGCTTGTCTGAAGCTATAGGGTTCCACAAAGCTTTTTCGTTAATAACAACATACGTCCATTTAGGAACCTTAGGTTTTCTAATATAGTTTACCCAAATTTCTTCTATTAAATCAGGATTTACCCAAACAATACCGTCTTGATGCAAGTAACAATTAGGTCTACTTAAAGTTCCTTTAGTAAGTGGGCCTTGATTGTATTCCCAAAAGTCTTTTCTTGAAAGCTTGTTTATTTGAACATTGCTGTGAGAGCTGCCTGTTCTAACATCTATTAATCTATAGAAATTATTAGGTAATTCAAATTTTGAGTTACCTGCTTCTGGATCTTGATTTGAAAGTGTTGATGTTGAGCTGAATATAGCTATTTTATCTTCTAGTAAAGAAACCATGTCAGACTCATTATCGTCGCTACCTCTACCTCTTTTAAATTGATTAAGATCGTAAAAGTATTGCTCAAATATTTCTGATTGAGCATGGTTAGCAAATAAGTTAAATTCTTGAGGTGTTATATATCCTCCTTGCTCTTTGTTGGCTAGCGCCAATACTGTTTGATATACTGTGTCTACACTTATTGCCATTATGTTTTATTTTTATAGTTAAGCAACCACCCCGAAGAGTGGCTGCTCTACTATAGGGATAGTTACGCGTTTAAACGCTTTTCTATGTTTGAATAAATCTCCATACCTTCATCAGTTTTAAACCAATGTGCTAACGCAGTATATGGGTGTTCGTCAAACGGTACAGTCATTATTTTTCTATCATTAGATCCCCACATAAAATTACGTTGATCGGCAGATAGTTTAATAATTCCTTCTTCTACAGCTTTAATACCAAAGTTTCTGAGCTGCACGTTATCGTCATTAGCTAATTCTAAGAACAAGACAGGGTTATTTCGCGCAAATACTAATAGATCTCGTTTAAGTTCTTTAGAACTCATCTGAGATACTTCAGACCCTTTCTCTACTCTCATTATAGCTTCAGCCATATCAATATCTAACTGTCTAGCCATCAATATTGCGTCTGCCTCTAACTCTAATATCTCTATATCTTGAGCGGCATTTTTAACTGGGTCAAGCTCTTCAAATATTTTGTCTCTATCCGGATGATACAAAGATAAAAGTTTTTGCAATGTTGTTTTAGATTTTTCTACAAATAAGCTTCCGTTTCTAAAAACAATATGCTCCAATCTTTGGTCACCTGTCATTTCGTCAACAAAAGGTGTTCTTTGGTTTTGACAATATTTAAGTTCTCTTTCATAACCTTTTTCTTCGTCAAACCAATATATTCCAGCAGACTTTATCATTCTAGATATAGGCTTCTTTCTGCCTTTAAGTTTATAAACTCTGTCTTTTATTTCCCAAGTTGGTTTAACTTTATCCTTTCCTGGTTTTTCATAACGCATTAGGTTATCTAGTTCGACTGTAGTGTTTTCTTTTGGTTGTTCTACTTCAGCCTTTGTTGTTTGTTTTTTTGCCATGATATAATATATAATAAAAATTAATAAATAAAGCCGGGACCGAAGTCCCGACTTTTAATAATGTTATTTCAATAACATAAAGTTGTTTGCACCTTGAGTGATCAAGCATCTTTCAGTTAAGAAATGTAGTTGCATTGCATCTAAAGCAGATGTAGCAGCTCCAACTGAACCAGTAGTCCAAGTCTTCATTCTACGATCATCAGTTTGAGAAGCTCTATAACGCACGTGTAAGAACGGACGCTTAATAGAAGCACCAACGGTTTGATCATATACAGATGAAGAACCAGCAGGAATAATGACTCCACGAATAGCGTTAGATCCTGCAACAGCATTAATACCGCCACGAGTAGCTAAATCATTTAAGTAACGGAAGTCAGACTTATAGAAGTCATAAGATCCTCTACGGAAACCAGAAAAGCCTAAGTTTAATGCCATATCTTCAGAGTTGTCAAATACACCGTAAGATGTACCACCAGCACCGTAAGAATTCATAGAAGCTAGCATATCATCGATAGCCAAGCTAGAAGCACGGTTAACAAATAACATGTTTTCTTCAATAGCACCTTGCTTGTCAAATTCAGCTAAGATAGCATCAAATTCAGCTAAATCAGTAGCAGCGTTAACTCCGTTAATACCAGAGGTTACGTTACCTCTACTTTCAATAGCAGCAAATAAACCTTCAGTACCAACTTTTTCACCACCGTCAGCTCCGTAAAGAGTGTCATCAACAGTAGACTCAGCAGTTGAATCTAAACCTATTTCAGACTCTAACATAGCCATTTCAACGTAGTCAGTGAAACGAGCTCTTGTGTCAGACTCAGCTTTTAGATACCATAAATATCCGCCTTGTCCGCCTTCAGTAGAAACCTCTACCCAACCAATACGAGACGCATCTGATCCAGATACTTCGTAGTAGTCTTTCATAATGATAGGCTTGTTAGTAAACGACTTGAAGGTTGGCTCGTTAGCGCCTCTACTATCAGAGTGAGTACCACCTTTGTTGTTGTAACCAACGCCTTTCACGAACTCAGATCCGTAAACTAAAAGGATAGTTCCTTTGTCAGCAGTGTTACCTGAAGTTGGGATAGTACTACCATCGTAAGTTGCAACAGTAATGTCACCAGCAGTAGCGCCAGTTCCAATAGCTGTAACTAAACCTTTAAATACTCCTGTTGGAGCAGCTACGATAACAGTATCGTTCAATCTAACACCGTGAGTTAATAACCCATCAGCAGCGAAATCATTTTCGTCAATGTCGCACTGGATAGTAATAACGTTATTTGCGTCAATATCACACTTGTAAGATAAATGTAATCTTGACTGCTCAGACCATACAACTTGATCAGCTGTCATAGCCTCTTCAGCTCCTACTTGCGAAAGAAAACCTGAAATTGTTCTTGGTCCGAAAACTTCAGCTTCTTTCTCCATAAGATCTGGTACATATTGTTGACCCCAACCTGCGTTGTCGCTTGATGATAGGTCTAAGTAGTTAGTAGACAATGTTTGCTTTCTTGCAGAAGGCACACTGTTTAATAACGTTCCATTAGTAATTGCCATTTTTTTATAGTTTTAAATGGGTTAATAAATTATTTTCTGTTTTTAATTTTAAACTTAAAATCAGAAGAATCATCCCCTAAAACTCTAACCTTTACGCCGCCAGCTTCAAATTCTTTATGATTTTGTCGTGGCGTCATATCTACGTTTTTAGATTTAGCTACACTTTGTTTTAAAGCGTCTGCTCTACCTTGCTCGTAGAAGTGTTGAGCTATAGCATCAGAGTTCATTGCCGAGTACAAAGCTTTATGATAACCTTTAGCATCTGACATTGTTCCGTCTTCGTTCAAAAACTTTTTGACAAAGTTGTTAATGTCACTTTGGGTTTCTTTTACCTTTGCAGCATCTTTTACATTAAATCTATATTTCTTTTCACCAACGTTATATTCAAAACCTTTGAAATTATCAGTGAAGACTGAATCAGTCTTTTTAAGAAATGTAGATTGTAGCGTTTTGCTAGCTTCTGATTCCTTGTTATATCGATTAAAGAAATCCACAGCTTTCTGCTGTTCTGCAGTTAGCTTTGAACCAGCTTTAATCTCATTGTAATACTTAGACTTTTGCCCGTCTAAATAGGCTTTCGCTTCGGCAACTTGCTCTTTGTAAGCGATTTTCTTTTTTCTTATATCTCTTTCATCATCTACGTCTTCGTCGTAAGAAAAGTTTTCGTTTAATAAAAACGCCCTTTCTTCTGCGTCAAGATGAGGTTTAGTTAATTTATAATACTCTTTCAAAGCCTCGTCACCATCCATCTGGCTATAGTCTTTGTTAAGTCTAACGTAGTCGTTTATATCTCCTCCAGTTTCTTCCATAAAGTCAACTAACTTTTGGATATTTTCTGGTAGCGGCTTTCCTGTAGCCTCTGCTTCAGCTATAGCTTCTTCTACAGTCTCTTGCTCAACTTCATCAGTTACTTCTTCAATAACGGGTTGATCACCTTTAACAGCATCTTCTGCCTGTGTTGCTTCTTCAACTAACTCTTTCAACGCTTCTGTTGGTTCGTCTGTTGCCGCGACTACTACTTCTTCTTGATTTTCATCTTCTACAACAACAGGCTTACTTAAATCAACTTTAATAACGCTATCGTCTCCAGCGGTTTCAAATTTACTTTCATCAACCATAGTTGTTTTTTGTGTAGTCTCTTCAACTACGTTTTCATTTTCTTCCATAATATAATATAAAATAATTAATAAATTTATCTAGGTGTAAAGCCTTCTAAATTAAATCCACTTTCAATACTATCATTACCTGCAGACTCAAAGTTTTTAGGTGCTTTACCTTTATTTCTTTGATCTATAAGCTCTGACTGTTGTGAAGCTTGCATTTTAGTTCTTGCGTCTTTACGGTCTTCTTTGGTTATATCTTTTTTCATTAAATTTTCAGAGTCAGCTTTTCTTAACTGCATGTTGTAAGAAAATTCAACCTCCATTAATTGTTTTTTAGCTTCAATTTCTTGCTGCATTTTTTGAGCTTCAAGCTGCGCTTTGTGTGATTCTAACTGCATCTTGCTTTGAACTAAAGCTTGTTCTTTTTGAACCTCTATTTGCGCTGCTTGTTGAGCCGCTTGAGAATTAGACTGAGATTGAGCTTGTATGTTTTCTAATTGCATAGCTCTATCTTTTTCTTGCTTTTTTCTTCTACGTATTTTAAGAAGTTGATTAGCAAGCTTGATATTTCTTATTTCTCTTAAATCTATAGCGTCTTCTAGTTCAATATTTTGCTGCTGCAAAGCCATTTGTATGTTATTTTCTAACTTTGCTTTTTCTTCTTCATCCGGTGTAAGCTCTAAAAATATACCAAAATCATACAGGTGTAGTTCTTCCAACTCTTCTAGTGTAGCAACATTATGCGCTCCAATAGCCTGTATGAAAGCATCTTTTGTTGGAGAATACTCTAATACATCGGATATTCTAAGTGATAAAGACTCACAGGTATCAGCCGTTAAAAATAAGCCAGCTTGTAATATATGTCTTGTAGCTGTATTACTATTTGCTGCGGCTAATTTTTGAACACCTACTAAAGCGTTTTTATCTGGCATGCTACCATCTCTAGCTTCGTTAAGACCAGTCACATCGCGTATCATTTGCAAGTAATAGTTGTAAGTACCTATTAAACTTTGCATTTTTGCTCCGCCAGAGCCTGACTGTATTTCTTGAATAGGCACTTTGCCAGGGTTCATATCGCCTTCAGAAGTAAATGATCTACCTATAACAGAACCTGTTTGAAAGAACATGTTTAAAGCTTCTTGTGGATTATAGTTTGTTCCATTACCTAAGTCTATTTCAGCTAAACCATCAGCATCTAAATAAACGCCGTCTGGAACCAATCTAGACATTACCTGTTGAAGCTTTAAATGAGTTAACTGTATCATATCAGCAAAACCTGTAATACGCTTAACTAGCGACTCTATTTTGCCATTATACATTCTAGGCGCTACAATAGAGTAATTCATTTTAACTTTAGTAAAGTCGCTTTTTGGCCTCATCATGTTTCTAGCCATCTCCCACTTTACTAACTTGTTGGTTCCTAGTATTAGAACTCCATCATATAATACTTCAACAGACCTTTGTAGTTTGTAGTAATCTTCAGCTTCAGCTGGAGGATTGAAAGTATCATCTTTTTCTATAATTTTTTCAGCACCAGAGCCTACTTGTTTAACTTTATAAACTTCGTTCATATAAGTCTTATAATTAAAGTATAATACTTGAACTCTGTTTATATCATCTTTATCGGAATTGTATCTATTATGCTTGTTTGTTACGTTGTAGTTAGAATTGTTAACTATACTTTCTAACTCTTCCTGATCTAAATGTGGAAATTGTTTTGCTAATTCATTTATAGGTATAGATTTAACTTCACCTACATAGTATACGTCTTCAAAATAAGGAGAGTCCGTATAAGAGTAAACAAGGTCAGCTGGATCTACGTAGTCTATCGTAATACCTTCAGAAGTAGAGAAGTTGTTTTTTACAGCACCAATACCTAAAACCGTTAAGTCGTAGAAAAATCTTTTCTTTGTTAACTCGTATTTATTACCGTCGAGTAGAACATTTAATGCTTGCTCTTCTGCTAGTTCAATAGCCTGCTTGTAGTTAAGTTGCATGTGAAGTTGTAGCTCTTCTAAAGTTTGAGGCAGCATAGGCTCTTCACTTTCCCTTAAGTCTATATTGAACTGTGTGGAAACTAAATCGTTTAAATCTTTAAACTCCATGTCGTCCATAATAGACTCCATGTATTTAGTTCTTTTAGCCACTCCATTAGGTGACTGAGAATACGCTTTAATATCGTAAGTTCTTTCAGCTATACCGTTAACAACTATATCTACAAATTTAGGTATTATAGGAACAGGGCTCCAGTCTAAATTTAAGTAAGACATATCTCCGTTTATAGATAACTCGTCTTTGTATTTTTGTACAGATTGCTCTCCTCTAGCATATAATCTTAATCTATGAAAATCATTTAGATTACTTCTGTACTTAGCGTTCGTAGCGTCGTCATCAAACCACTCTTGTTCGATAGCTTTAGCAACTTTTAAACCGTAATCATAGCTAAGTTTTTCAGCATCACTTACGGTTTGACTTGGAAAATAACTTTTTATAACAGACTCTGCCATATTTATTTTATTAGTTTAGATGTATCACCATTATTAGTATACCTTGCAATTCTTAAATTTAATGCTGGTTTTTTTATATCGGCGTGTGGTCTATATAAATGTCTGTTGCAAGCCATTATAGCTAGACCAGAACTTATCGCGGCATCAAACTTTGTACGATTGTTTATATCAAATCTACTCCACTCGTTTAGCGTTTGGTTAAAGTATATGTTACCATAAATGCCATCTCCTAAATGACCAACGTGGCTTTGTATATACATTTCTATTGCAGCTGCGTGAGCTTGCTTTATATCTTCACTAGAGTTAGGTATTCCACCTATTTCTTTTTCAGCAACAGATAACTTATTCCACACCTTGTCTGGTCTATTCATACTGTAACCTCTATAACCTCTTCGTTTTAGATAATATAGTAATCTTGGTTTATTGTTTTCCGCTAGTATTGGCATACCGTAAAAAACTAAAGCCATCAAAACGTCTTCAAAAAACATTTCAGCGGTTTGTGGTCTGGCAATATATTCTAAGAACATGTGATTAGGTGGCGCGTCTTCCATGGAAAACTTAGTTAGTCCATGTAAAGCTCCTTTAGATCCTTTACCATCCACTGTTCCACTAATATCGTAGCTGTCACACCCAAAAGCGCCCATGTGCTCATTACCTGGATATTTAACTCCGTTCTTAGTTATTACTCTATTTTGAAGGTTATGAGGCGGCGTCCAACTAATGTTAAATCTACCTTTTGGATCAGGATAAAAAATTACTTTAGAATCTTTTATACCGTTCTCCCATTGAAAATTGCCAGTATTAACTACAGAGCTATTTCTAATGCCTTCGTTATAATCTATTTGTTCGTATATTTTAACTAAATTAAATATACTGTTTTTCGCCTCATCTCTAAAAGCGTGTTCTTCTGTTCTTGGAAACTGTCGATAAAATTCATTTAAACCATCTTGGTCTGATTTTAATCCTTCAGCTTCATTGTTCCAGTGATCAATTATTCCATGCTCAATTAATTCACCGTCGGGTCCGTATACATCATGATCTGGGTTATTAAATACTGGTTGTCCAAATTCGTCAATAAATCCTTCATAGTTCCATTCCATTGGGATAAACAAAGAATATAAACCAGACTTTGTTTGTCCATTGCGGTTTCTAGAAGTGACATCTGAATCATTGTACAATTTTTTAAAGTTATCTCCACCTTTGTCCAACGCATTAGACGTTGAGCCCATCATGCATTTACCTACAACTCTAGCACCTAATCTAAGACAAGTTTTTGTAACTCGCCAGTTGTTAAGTATGTTGTCAGGCCTTTCCCATTTACCACTTTCATCGTGAACAAGCAAAGATAGTTTCTCACCATCATAACTGTTATCACCTGTATTTTTCCAGTCTATCGTAGTATCTAAACCTTTTATTTCCTCTAACTTTTCGTTAACCTCTATTTTTTTACGAGTAAACTTACTCGCTGGCACACGATACGCTAGCTCAGACTTAGGTCTATCCATACCATCTTGTATTGGTTTAAAGAAAAAAGGATAGTTTATAGATATAGGTACAACCTTGTCTGTAAACATCTTTTTTGCATCGGCACCACTTTTAGATAGTATCCCATATCTACTATCACTCGATATTGTAGCTAAGTTAACGGTTTCAGCAGAGCTCATAAAAGAAAAGCCAGAACGTCTATTCTTAAGATAACACATACCGTAGCATCTTTTATCAGCTTTGCAGGCTTCCCAAAATATAAAAAACAATCTATTAGCTTCACGAAAATCTGGAGCGCCAACGTCTATCTTTGACCACTGGAGGTACATATAGTGACTTCCCGTAATATAAGTTGAAACACCATTATTTTTAAACCAAAAACCCTCATCTCTTCTTTTGAACTCTTCATCTATGTAGTCGTACCATTGTTCTTTTTGTTCCTCAGGATAAGCTCGCCAGTCAAATATATTTTTAATTTTGTCTAACTGCTTTGGCGTATCAATACGCCTCCACTTGTTATCGCTATTGCTATACACACTGCTAGGTACTTTTGGCAATGCTATTTTTAAGTTCTGTATTTCTACTATATCTCCTATTTTGCCAGTCTTAGATATAACAATAATATCATGCTCCTTGTTATAGCCGTACTCCCACTTCTTGCCTTTGTTAAGTCTACTTATAGCAGTCTTCTTAACAGGTTCAATTATTTTATATAAAGTTTGCTCGTAACTCATTTAGATCTTCCTTCAGCAAATCCTTTAAATACTCTTTCTTCTTTTTTCTCAGGCTCTTTACCTTCTAGTAAGCTTTGTTCTTCTTGTATTCTATTAAGTATTTCAAACGCGTCAAATATAGCTAGCTTTTTAGTAGCAGCTGCATTTTTTAGTCTATCAGCAGTAATATCATCACCACTATCGACAATAGCTTCTTTTGCTACTTTAATAAGCTCTTCAACAGCTTTATGCCCAGCTTGGATTATATTCTTCTTCGTCTCCTTGATATTCATATTTAATAGTAATAAAATTTGATAACACTCTGTATAGTCTTTCTCCGTCTACAATAAACTCATACTCACTATTAGGTCTAAACCCAACTAAATCTCCAACGTTAACAGTTTTGTCAGAATACTTAACTATGCCCACTAAAGGCTTTTCTAGCTCGGTGCTAAATTGATCTATAGCTTTTATAGGCTTTACAAAACAATATCCTTTTGGCGACTGCCATTTTTGTTTTGACTTAAATAAAAATATTTGATCTATAGAAACTATATACGTGTTTTCATTAAAAAAAGCTCTACTGTTTTTTTCTACACCTTTAACGTCGTACCATCTTCTAAATACATTATGATGAACTAAAACAGTATCGCCAGGCTTTATGTTTGTATCGAGTTTTAACGGCACAGATATCACCCTTGCTAGTCTATTAACGTATTGATGGTTAAATATTTCGGTGTTAGTTATTAACTCACTATCACCAATTTTTTTAACGTTATCGTATCTTTCGCCTATTGGCTCTACAACAAAGTTATAAACGCTTTTCATTAATACTGTAGATTATATTCAACAGATACAGCCATGTTTTTGTTAAAGTCTTTCCAAGGTAAAACATCTTTACCTTTTCTAATGTAAATAGAAAACTTGTCTTCTTCTTCTATAATATCGCAAATAGTATGACCACCATACACTTCTTGCCCAACGGCATAGTGCATGGCGTCATTCTTATAATCTTTGCCGATACTAATCTTTCGTATCAGTTTCGACATCGTCTTGATATTTAATAGTTCCGTCTTGAATACTTATGTCTACTTGACCATACTCTTCTTCAAGTTCTTTTTGCAGATGACCAATAGCTTCTTGGAAAGACATAACTCTTGATACCATTTGGGTTTTTTGAAGTTCTAGTCTTCCAAGTTCTTGCTGCCCTTGGTTTATAGCGTTAACTATATTTTGCATTTTTGTTAACTGCTCTTCAGTAACTTTTTCAGCTTTAGGCTTTAAGTCTACTATTTTTTCTGATTTTGGTGTTTTTCTTTTTGCCATAATTTAATTTAATTTAATTGTTAATTGTTAATTGTTATGCTATTCCGTGTTTAACGGTCATATCGCTAGATATTTCTCTAACTTGCGCTTCTGTTAAAGCTATATTATACACCCCTAGCTCGTAAAGGTGCATATTACCTTGTGGTACAGCAATACCACCGCCTGGATTTTGAAAAGGCTCAAAACCACCTATTTGATCTATTACAAAATCTACGTTAGCATCAAAGTCAGTATCTGATATTTCAGAGTGAAAAGTATTATTTGCGCTTTGATAAACTTTAACTGTAGCGCTCGCTCCAGCGTCTTTAGTTATGCAGATAAAACTTTTTGAGGTTGAAGGCGTGCCGTTATCGAACTGCTCTATACCTATTTCATCAGTAGTTCCGCTTTGAGTTGCTCTTATATTAAAATAAGGGTCAGAGCCATCATCTTCTGGTGTAAACAAATATATAGAAGATTTATTGTTAGCATCTGTATAGCTTCCAGTTACAAATTGATAAGCGTCATTTTGTTCGCCAGGCGTAGATTGTTTTGACACGAAAAATATTGTAAAAGCGTCGGTTAGTGTAATAGCACTACTAAGATCTAGTTGATCTACTTGACCAGAAGCAGAGGTAAAAGGAAAATGAACCCCTTTGTTAGCTGCGTCATAAATAGGTTTTTTATCATCTACAGATTGCTCTACAGTTATACTACTACCGTCAGCTAAGTTTTCCATAGCGCTTACTTTTTGTTCGCCTCCTACATCAGAAGACGTAACGTTAAAGCCAGAAACATGAAAAACCTTAGAAGATAAATCAAGAACTGATTCTAAACTTGAACCACCTGTTATGCCACTACCTAATCCTAACATTATGCTCCTATGTAAGCTACAACTGAACCACTGCTTACGTCAATCTCAGTCCATCTTCCATAGATAGTAATACCTTTTGGAAAAGTAACTGAATCAACAACTTTACCACCAGAACCTTCGTCTGTAGTTTCAGAACCAGCGGCTAAATCGTTAGCTGGTTGATCTGTTCCAATATACTGATCAGATCCAGTAAGAGGTATGTCTGCAATTAAACCGCCCGATGCGTCGAACACAGTGTCTGCAAGCATTGTTATTGCTACAAATACCTTGTCTGTTGGAGGTTTAATAGCGTCACTACTAGCTGTAGTATAAACACTGCCTAGTTGTCCAAAGGCGTATGATGTTTGTGTATTGTTAATTCCCATTTTATTTTTTTATTTTTTCGTACGAGCGTCCACCAAAATAGGCGCCTATAACCGTTATTAATACTAATTGTAAAAGATCAACCCATTTATCTTCTACATTAAACATAATCACACCTGCATCAATAAAAATTAGCAGTGTAGTTGATATTACTAACCAAGCTAACACTAATGGACGTATTGACTTGCTTAACCATGAGTCTGATTGCATGTCA